CAAGATTCAAGCAGTGGCAGATATAGACATTGACTACGAGATGGTGGAATATACACCGGCTGTATCAGCGGCTGTAAAAGCTACAGCGTCATGGAATGACAGAACCTTATCAACCTTTGGTGAAGCCAATCCTAAGAACTGTAGACAAAGCTATGTATTAGCTATGGCAGAAAAGAGAGCCATGTCAAGGATAGTATTAAAGCTAACCGGATTTTATGCACTAGGTGTATTTGGTCAGGATGAATCAGAAGACTTTACCAAGGCAAAGGCTAATACAAATCACACCTCTAGGGTTGATGAACTAATTAAATCTTCATTATAGTATGACTGAAAAGGATGTACTTGAAAAGCTTAAGGATGATGAGCATTACTATGGTGAGTTTGGTAAGAAATATCTTAGCAACTCAGACATAGGAAAATTACTACTCAACCCTATGTCTTTACACAAGTCCTTTGATAAGACTGTACCTCTTGTTGTAGGTGGGTATTTTCATACCGCAATATTAGAACCTGACAAACTAAAGAAGTACAATATAATCAAGTCATCAACTAGAAATACTAAAACCTACAAGGAAACTTCGGGTGGTGAGATATGCTTATTAGAGCATGAAGTGGATATGATTGAATCAATGACAGATAAGATTTTAAGTAATGATATTTGTAGGGGTTTAATTAGAGATCCAAAAAATCAATATGAAGTGCCGGGCATTGCTAATATAGAAGGTCGTATGTGGAAAGGTAAGGCAGATATAATAAACGTGAATGAAAAACTTATAGTAGATTTAAAGACTACAAACGACATTCATAAGTTTCAGTATTCTGCTAAGAAATACAACTACGATAGTCAGGCATACATATACAAGAAAATATTTGGTTACGACTTCTTGTTCTTAGTAATAGACAAGAACACTAATCAAATAGGTATCTATGACTGTTCTGATCAATTTTATAGATCAGGACTTGATAAGGTACAAAGAGCGGTTGAAGCCTACGAGTTATTTTTTAACTCAGAAGACTTCGATCCAAATCAATTTTTTATAAACAAAACCCTATAATTATGGCAGGAATAATAACTGGTAGTATAAACCTAAGTAACATACCTAAAGATAAGATTATCGAAGGTAAGAAAGGTAAATACTTACCCATATCAATTTCAATAAATGATGAACTTGATCAGTTTGGTAATCAAGGACCAATTGTGGTTAGTCAAAGTAAAGAGGAACGAGAGTCTAAGTCTGCGAAGACTTATCTAGGCAACATTAAAGTTGTTTGGGGGAACGGTGTAATGCCTGATCCTGCACCTCGTGATGATCAGCAACAAGCACCGCAAGCGAAAGCTAGTATGCCTATGGTTGAATCTAGCGACTTACCATTTTAGTATATGAATGTAGAAACCATAGAGATTAATGGTTTTAGTATTGATAATTTTAATCAATACGATCTAGAGGAAGGTAAAACACAGGGGATTTGTCCCTTGTGTTCTTCTACTAGAAAACCATCTAATCGTAAAACCAAATGCGCAAGCTACGATTGGGAGAGGGGTTTAGGTACCTGTCACAATTGTAACACCACATTCCAACTTCACACCTACCAACGTAAAGGTACAAGTGAAAAGGTTTATGTAAGACCTGAAGTTGATACCATTACGGATGTTGACTCTAAAGTTGAAGAGTGGTTTAAGTCTAGGGGGATATCCAAAGGAACTCTTAAAGACCTTAAGATTAGTGAGGGTAAAGAATTTATGCCTCAGAGTAATCAGAGTGAGAATACTATTAAGTTCAACTATTTTATGGGTGATCAGCTGATCAACATAAAGTATAGGGATGGTAGGAAGAATTTTAAACTATTTAAAGGTGCAGAGAAAATATTCTACAATATTAATTCAGTTGTAGGTTATGACTCTTGTATAATAGTGGAAGGTGAAATGGATGTTTTAGCACTACATGAAGCCGGTATTAAAAATGCAATATCAGTTCCCAATGGTGCCACACTAAATTCTAATAACTTAGATTACTTAGACAACTGTATAGACTACCTTGAAGACAAGACCAAGATTATATTAGCAGTTGATGCTGATGATGCCGGTCAGGCTTTGCGTCAAGAGTTTATACGTAGACTAGGTGCTGAAATTTGTTATCTTGTTGACTTTAATGGATGTAAGGATGCTAACGAGTATTTGTTAGAGTTTGGATCTGAGAAGCTAAACAATGTAATAAACAAAGCAACACAAGTACCTTTAGAGGGGGTGTCAACACTTAGAGATGTTGAAGATGAATTGAAGGATTTTGTTGTGAACGGATTCAAACCCGGTTACCAAATCGGCATAGATAACTTTGACAAGATATTCTCTACGTATACTTCTCAGTTTATAACTGTGACCGGTATACCTAGTAGTGGTAAGAGCGACTTTGTTGATCAGATGGTGGTAGGTTATAATAAGAACTACCAATGGAAAACAGCATTTGCATCACCTGAGAATCATCCGGTATACTTACATGCTCATAAATTAATGCGCAAAGTATGGGGAGGTATGCCTAAGTCATCTGAGATAGATGGAGACAAGTGGACTCAAGTTAGTAACCATGTTAATGATAATTTTTTCTTCATAGACATGGACAAGTACAACCTTGATTCAGTATTACGTAAAGGGGCAGAACTAGTAAAACGCAAAGGTATCAAGTGCTTGGTTATAGATCCATTCAACAAGGTTAGGATGGCAGATGCATCTGGTGATGTGAATGTTTATACGTTAGAATACCTAAGTAAGATAGAGGTATTTGCTAAGAAGTATGATGTTCTTGTTATTGTTGTTGCTCACCCTACTAAGATGTACAAAGACAAGGATGGTAAAACTGAAGAGCCAAACATGTACAACATTAAAGGTGGTGGTGAATGGTATGATGCAAGTTATCATGGACTATTAGTACATAGGGATTACGAAGCTAAAACTGTAAAAGTAAAAGTACTTAAGGTCAAGTTTCAAAACTTAGGTCAAAATGGTGCTGAATCTCACTTTACATGGGAACCAAAGTCTGGATCTTACATACCTTTGGCTGTAGCACAAGATGAACCTTTACCTTGGGAAAGCAAGTAGAGTATATGGGAGCCTACAAGGCAACACAAGAAGATTTAGAAATCAGAATGTGGTGCCATAGAAACAGAGTTATTATAACTCCTGTGGAGGTAGGCTACAGAAAAAGGAGTTGGTATATAGAAATTGATGTAGGTGGAAAGATTAACAAGTCACCAAAATGCTATACACACACTCAAATTTGGAGTCAAATATTTGAATATAGAAAATACTATTATGAAAAATACAAAAAATAATATTAAATTAAATGTAAAAGACCCTATAGTAGAAAGGGTGATCAGGAAGTATGCTGAGAGGTGTGAGATAGGTATGAAAAAATATGGTAGATCTTTGCACGAAGAAAGAGTTTCAGGCATGAAGAGTTTATCCGGATATCTAGAAGACACTCAAGAAGAGTTGATGGATGCAGTTGTTTATATACAAACTGCTAAAGAGCAACTTAAACATCTTGGTTTGGTCGAAATGGAGAAGGCTGAATTTTTAATGAGGAGAGATAGTTATGAACAGGGTCTTTAAATATAAAAAGAAAAAAGGTCCTGTTGTATCTAAAAAGGTAGTCTATGACGGTGTTACTTTTGCATCAGGATTAGAGAAATATATGTACATAGCTTTGAAAAAAGCAAAACTTAAATTTGAATATGAAGGAGAAAATTTTACATTGGTTGAATCTTTTAAGTTCAACAGTCAGGCTCATGAAAGACAAAATAATGGAAAAGGTGAGTATATTAATAGAGGTGATAAAAAGATTCTAGGAATCAAATATACACCTGATTTTGTGGGTGATGATTTTGTAATAGAAACCAAGGGTAGGGCAAATGAGTCTTTCCCTATGAGGTGGAAGTTGTTTAAGAAGCACATGCAAGAAATAGGGGATGACAGAAACCTATACAAACCACAGACCAATAAGGAATGTGATAAAACGATTGATTTAATTTTAAAGAACAGACAAGATGAATAAAATAACCAAAATACCTCATACAAAAGAAATGATTAAAGAGGCTCATAAATGGTCTAAAGACCTTGGATCTCTTAATAACTCAATAACCAAAGGTAGGGCTAATGCATCAGCTAGAGTAGCTGAGTTGGCTTTAGCAAAATATTGGGGGACTAAACCCACAGATGATTACAATCACGATATTTTATATAAAGATCAGAAGATTGAATTAAAAACAAAAAGAAGAACAGTAAAACCAAAGGATGATTATCGTGTATCTGTAGCTAAAACTAGTCTTCATCAAAAACCCGATACATATTGTTTTTTAAGTATTGAGTTTGGCAGAACAGAAGGAGAAGGTTTACGTAAAAAATATTATGATATTGAAAATATATGGTATTGTGGAGATATCAGCAGAAAGGATTTTTTAGATAAGTCAGAACTTTGGGTGAAAGGTAGTGTTGATGATAGGCATAAAATTCATGCTGATAATTATAAAATGAGAATTGAAGATTTAAAATCAAACTTGTTAAAAAAATAAATATGGGATTATTTGATAATAGAATAGCTTACAAACCATTTGAGTACCCTGAGTATTATACTGAAGGGTGGTTGAAACAAGCGCAAGCATTTTGGCTACACACCGAAATACCAATGTCAGGGGATGTCAAGGATTGGAATGAAAACTTGACCCCAGAAGAAAAGAATCTGGTAGGTAATATCTTATTAGGATTTGCGCAAACTGAGTGTGCAGTATCAGATTATTGGACACAAAAAGTTGTGGGGTGGTTTCCTAAACATGAGATTCAGCAGATGGCTATGATGTTTGGATCTCAGGAAACAATACATGCAGTAGCTTACAGTTATTTAAATGAAACATTAGGACTTGATAATTTTGAAGCGTTTTTACACGAGCCTGCTACGGCTCAGAGATTTGATAATCTCGTGGGATACACCGGAACCGAAACAGTGGGGATTGCACGATCACTTGCGATCTTTTCCGCTTTCGCAGAGGGTGTTAGCCTTTACAGTGCTTTTGCTGTGTTATATTCTTTCCAAATGCGTAACTTACTTAAAGGGATAGGTCAGCAAATGAAATGGAGTGTTAGGGATGAATCCTTACATTCAAAAATGGGGTGTCAATTGTTTAATCACATGTGTGATGAAGACAAAAACCTTAGATCTACTTGTAAGGACAGTATAAAAGATGCCGCTGAAACAATGGTGGAACTTGAGGAGAATTACATTGACAAGATGTTTGAGATGGGGGATATAGAAGGTATTAAATCCTACGACCTTAAACAGTTTATCAGGAAGAGATGCAATGAAAAGTTAAGGGAACTTGGTTATGATGAAGTCACATCTAGGATGTTTGTCTATGACAAAGAAGCGGCATCAAACTTAGATTGGTTTTACCATCTGACCGGAGGTCA